TGAAAAAACGTGCAGTCTGTTCATTCAACTCACGCCCGCTAGCTACAGACGAATCATTCAATAACAAGTCATCATTTTTGGCGTTAACGCGAGACGCTAATTCATCAGCGTTGTCCCAGTTAAAACCTTCTAATGCCGTGTTGTAGTGATTGTCAAAAGTGAAGTTACGGAGTTCTTGTGTGTATGCCCTAGACTGTCTATCGTGTTCTTGATAAGTGTTCCATTCATGGGCCTTCAACACACTTTGGATTCCAGCATTTACGCCGGTTTGTTCCATAAAATCAGAGCCGAGGGCTTGAATCTCTTCAGCAATCTTTTGTTTGTACCAAACACTGAAATTCGCAGGCTTCATGCTTTGAATTTCGTAACGATTGTCAAAGATTGCTTGATTAAGGTTCTGCGCGATTTCGCGTCCCTTTTCAGCACCCAGTGCTTCGTTATACGCAATAGCTACAGTGGGGTCAGAACGAACGTCTAAGAGACCCTTCTCACGGGCCTCCGCGTAGCTAATCAAGCCGTTTGTTTTGAAATCGAACTCAGCAGCTTTTTGTGCGTCTATCTTAGCCTTTACACGATTTTCTCGTTCGGCATAGTTAGTAAACTCTGGAACAATCTGCTGTAAGAAACTGCTTAGTGAGTTACGACGAATTTCGTTGTAATCCGGCGCTAAAGGCGCAGCAAAGGTATCAACCGGAGCAATGTTCGGAGTGAAGCCTGTGCCGTAATTAAGCTGCGCAATCTGCTTGCGCTCTCCCTTAGATGGGATGGTTACTGTTTGAGCCATGTTTTACCCCTAACTCCACAATGCAGACCAGTTTTCACCGAATGAGGCAGTATCTTTACCGAAGCCTCCGTTTGCGGAACCGTAGGCCATAGTTGCGCTTGCAGCCGTTTTAAGGACAGCAGCAGCAAGACTTGGTTTAGGTTTACGGCTGGCGTCAGCTTGCATAATCCGCTGGGTCAACTTGCTATCGAGACCTTCACGCTTGTAAGCGAAGGCTGTTTGAATAGAGTCAATCGTTCTGTTCACGCCTGTGTCGTACTGTAGGAAGCGGTTTTCACGCTCAATAAGGGATAGGTCGATAGAACGCCCCTCAGCGCCAGACTCAAGAGAAGCGACTTTTGCTTGTTCTTTATTCCGAATGAACTCAAGTAGCGCATTCATTCGCTCATCAGCAACTTGCATCTGCTTTTCTTCTTGAGCCGCATTCGTCATCCGGGCCTCGTCATCACGAGCCTTATAAGCCGACTCAATCTGCAAATCTGCAACACGGTTGCTGTGCTTCGCAATAGCGCTATTTGTCTGGTACTCAGAGACACCCTGACCAATCGCTAGCGCAGCAGCAATAATCGGATTACACATTGGGTATCCTCACAAATTCGTAAAATGGAACCTTGGCATAGCCAAAGTCTTCGACGCGGTTAATGAACGTAAAACCTAAAAAACGTAGCCACTTAATTGCTACTTCATTCCGTTCATCTACATAATTCATCAATAGTGGGTATATGCTGTTTTGCCGCTCTACCCACTGCTTAGACACTCTAAGAAACTTGGTTGTAATTTCAGGCAACCTGTTTGTCGCCATCATCCAAGGACAGCCGACGTTTCGATATGGGTGTGAAATGCCGAAGATTCCACCTATCTCGCCATCAGGCATGATGATTGTGTTGCACTCATCAGATACTTCCCACGACCAAAGAAGAGCCTCTAGGGGATTTCTCCCCATAGAGGCATATAACTCTTCTTCATCAGCTTTTCTTAGGTTGTCAGCTAAATACGCTACGTCGGACTTTAGTGTAGTCCTGTAGTGTGCTGTCATTGCCTTTGAGACCTAATGTTGTAGTAGCCCTCCCATTCCGCAGATTGGAATGCGCAGGGCAAATGAGACTCGCTGAATAGTTCTACTTCTAAATTCTGGCTGTTAGCCATACAAACAATACGGAATGTACCGTCATCAATAGCAGGTTGGTTCAGAAGGTTTGTGCCTCCACCAACAACACGCCCAGTAAACTTAGTAGAGTAACTATTTCTGTTCGCAGCATTGTTAGCACCCTCTGGCCTAACTTCTGCATTGAAGAAACCAGTGTCGTTGTAAACAACGTTGAAGTTTCTAATTTGGAGCCTGCCAATATTGATAGGCTCGTCATTATTTCTCACCACTTGTTCCGAGAAAACATACCGCATTTTGTACGGTATACCCCCGAAAACCCTATCCCCCGCGTTAAGACGAGCAAGAATATTAGCCTTGGAAACCAACAAACCTTTGTCTGTGACATACGTTTCATTGGTATCCCCATTGAAGATAGGAGTAGTAGGAACACCACCAGAAAGTGTTATCTCCTCTCGGCGGTCTAACAGAATAGGCCAGTTACCTGTAGTAATTTCTGTTGTTTCATCTGTAGAAAGCGTCATCGTTTCTAAACAGACTTTTCCATCGTCATACTTCAGCAACAAGAAAATATCAGACTTGTCGAAAGAAACATTAAGAATCTTTCCTTCAAACGTCCACTTACTCCAACTAGCCTGTAACTTTTCCTTGCCCTGCCAGTAGTAACGGTAGACAAACAGCGTTTTCGGTTGTTCGCTAGTAACCGCTAAAATGGTATCTTCGTTAGAAGACGCTTCTAGCTTAACTACTTCGCCTTCAATGTACTTTGGTACATGCGCTGTTACGTCAGCCGCGTCGTTCGTCTCTGTATCAACATCTACGAAATACTCACGGAGACCAGACCACTTTCCACGCTTTACCGGGAAGAATACATAGCGCCCAGCGCCTACAGGCTTTGCCCGTAAAGACGCTTCAAACTGAGTAGACACGTCAATCGTGACTGTTTCTGGGGAAAGGTAGTCAGCAGCGTTAAGACGGAACTGTGTTTGTTCTGAGAACAACAACAGCGACTCGTGGAACGGAACCGCGTGCTTGAGAATAGAGACCTGATTGTTTGATACTGAGACATCAATCGGGTCAGAATCAACCGTTGTTAGTACAGTCTTTCTGAAGAAATTGTAGTTAGCAAACTCACCAGCTTCAGACAGAATAATGTTCTCGTCGTATAGGAGACCTAGCCGGTTTCTGTGGAAGAAAATATCATTCAGCGTGAGTGAATCTTCTGCAAATAACGGGAACGGATTGGTGTCATCATCACCAGCCTCACGCTCTGCCCAAGGCATCTCTTCGAACACATACGTTGTAGCGCCTGTACGCCGAATTTGGTGCGGCATCGTGGCAGCGTTAAACCTGTATTTAACACCGGGGGCGACAACTTCTTTCCAAACACCCTGACCAACAGTGCCAGTAGTAAGTTCTACATAGTAATCGTCTTGGTCTTTCTCGTTATCACCAGTTATTTTAATAGTGAAGTTATTAGGGCCATCTGGAGGCAACTTCTTAAAATCTAACGTCTCTTCTTTGAACGCCAGTAGCTGGGTGTTACCACGAGAATCTTCTACTGCAATTTCAAAATCAGACGAAGAATAAAGATGAATTACGTTGTTGTAACGCGTCTTATTCACCCCAGACGGAAGGCCAATACCAAATAACTGAGTTGCAATGTTATCTGTTTTGATACTTGCCTCAGCAGCGTTAGTATCCGCCACAGCAGTGTTTGTGGATTTGCCTGTAGTGTAAGATTGAGAAGTCCAAGAACCTCCAATAGTACGAACCTTCAGGGTGTAGGTCGTTTGGTAATCGCCTTGTTTGACGTAAACCAGAGCCTCATGCGCGCGGTTCGCCGCAGGTAGAGGAGTTGTAGCAGAGTCGATTGCGACCGCCTGCTTTTTATTAACAATATAGGTGTAGTCCGCTACCGTAACAGCCGCCAAATCCTCTGTAGGGTTCGTTGCTGTGTTCAGGTACCCAAGGCTACCTGTAACGGTTAGCGTATTTCCGTCACGGTCAATCAAATCTAATGTTGGAGTGCCGCCAGTGTTAGAGATAATCAGCGTGTTTAAGGTTTCATTATCACGGCGTACAGTGTGAATAAACGCTGTGTCTGGACTAGCGGCGGTAAGGCCTGATAAGTGGGCTACATGACGGGTGCATGGGCGTTTGACAAGGCCTGCCACAACACTTGAGAGTGCATTCTCTTGTAGTTCCGCCTGAGTCTTTAGACGCAGCGACGGGGGTTGTTGTGAAACCCCGTTAATCATGTTCGGGATAGACCCACTGATTAAAGGCATTAGTAGACCCTCTTACTTCCCACCCTATCGAACACGCGATACACGTCGTAGTTATTCGCGATGTTGAAATCGGCAGTTTCGTTTTCGAAATCTTTAAGCTGGATTAACGCTTCCATTTCATCGTTAGTTCCGAATGAATGAAGGTCTCCAGAACCCACAATTTGGTCTTGGAGAATGCGTGCAGCTTTAACAGTGATATACCTGCGTGCGACTGCTGGCAGGTCTTCAAAATTTAGTTCATAAGTCACATCCAGCTTGACTGCCTTGCCAATACTGTAGCTGTGGCTTTTAAGGTCATACATCTTTAACCCGCGTTGGGTTAAATCAAAATCTAGGTTATGTTCCGGCATTGCGTCTGCGCGAATGGTGTTCGCAGCAAGAACAATTTGACCGGCCAAATCAGGTGCAATCTGCACATCTTTCTCACGATTGAAGTGCCAGCCCTCAGCCTGAACTGAACGGCTAATTTGGGTCAGAATAGTCTCTGCGGTTTCGGCCTCAACCAAGCCCGAAGAAAGCCTGTTCACGGGAGCCTCACCAATAGCAGAGAGCATGATGTTTACTGCTTCTA